AATATGGTTGGGAATTAGAAGAAGACCTTGAAGAATTAAGTAAACAACTTGCAATTACATCTAAAGAAAATGAAGTGCAGGATGCACAGATAGAAGAAATAAAATTACAAAGTAAAAATCCATTAGGGGGCTAGTAAAATAAATGACAGAATTTTTAAAACCTAGTCCTTTAGGAGTTGTAGGAAGTACAGATACAAAATCAAATGTATCTGCTGTAACTAAAGCTATAATGCAACCTACAATAAATACAGTTCAAGATTCTGCAAAAGACTTTGTTATGAATAACATACCAGAAAAATTGCACACAACTTTAGGAGCATCATATACTTTGGCTAAAACTGCAATTGACCAAGGCTATGATTTTAATATAGGAAAATCTGGAAAGCTAAGTTTAAGTTGGAAAGATAAACTTTCTATTGGATATAATTTAAAATTTTAAGGAGTATTAATGGCATTACCAACTACACAATCATTAACAACACAATTACAAAACGAATCGGTTAGAACACAACCTACAACTCCAATGGATGGTAATGTTACAAGACCTATGCTTATTGCTGACTTATTAAAATCTATGCGTGATGTTAATTTTAGTCAATTAGTAAGTGAGTATGGAAGTATGGCAGGCATGAGAGATACAGAAGCTACACCTATGACAAATGCTTTAATGGCAGAAAAAGAAAGAGTTCCTGCAACTCCTATGAAACAAGCTACTGCAAAACCACCAAAACAAACTAAGCAACCAAAAATTACAATGCCTAGTCAACAAAAAGTTCCAACACCAATGACTAATGCAATGGCTCAAAACACCATGTCACCAATAGGAACTGTACAAGAACAAAAAAAAGGATTAATGCTAAATGCTCCGCAACAAATTGCGTAGAGCATCATCAAAATGATGTGAATCTGCTTTACAATGATTCACAATAGAAGATATTAAATGGGCATAGTAGTCATCACCAAGTTCTTTTAGAACTTCTTTAGTAGGTAATGACTCATGCCTTGTAATTAAATTACCATTATTATTTATTGACACCACAGTGCTAAACAGGATTGCCTCTTTAGTTCTTGGTGTCATTTTTTTTTGCATCATCTTGCACAAAATTAGGATTTATTTTAGGGTCTAATTTTGGCAATTTACTTAATACTGCAATACCTTGTGCTACCTCTTGATAAGGTCTTGTGAACATATACTTCATTATGACTTGTAATTGTTCCTCTGTTATAATGTAATTACTCATTCTTCTCTCCTCCAAATTTAATCTCACCTGCTATAGAACTATATGCAGACATATCAATATAGGTATCTTTACTAACTGCACCTAGTTTAGTACGAGCCATTTTTAATAATACCATCATAATTGCTACATCGTGAGCTTCTACTTTTACATCTAGATAGGCTGACCATAGCCTAGCTATATTATTATGATTTTCAATTTTATCACCATAATCCTTTTGTCTATCTGTACCAGATAATCTAATAGCCTCAGATAAAAATTCTTTTGTTTTCATTTCTTTTTCTTTTTAAATTTTCTACCTACAAAAAATACAATAGTATTTATGCAAGTATTTATTGTTACCATAATTAAAATCCACCATTGCCAAAATTCTACACTCATTAGTATCTTGGTGTGACATTAAACGATATACTTCTTCTAATACCTTTACCACGAAAAGGATAAACTTGATGTTGCAACCAACTAGGAAAAAACATTACTTTACCAACAGCAGGTTTAAAAGGAAACTTAGGATTAAGTAAAGGATGAGGGTCTGCAAACAACCATTCTATCCAACCTGCGTGGTCTTTTTCTTTATCTTTTTCTACAGATTCTGGAACCATTGTCCACCCTGCCGCAGAAACTAAACCTGCATGCATATGAGGAGGATTAAAATCTCCTGCAATAGAATTAACAATCCAACTATTGTGTAAATCTACTCCAGTAATATCCCCTTTAACATTTTTAATTTCTTCATCTGATACTGCTTGCCCCATATAAGTTTTCATATACATATTTAAACAACTTGCCATCCAATTAAAAAAACTAGGATACTCTCCTATTTTTTCTTGCCATATATGAGGTTCTATTTTATGCTCTTGTTTAACATTACCTACAAGATTATCTGACCAATCTAATTGTTTAGATTTTTTATCACTTGCAGATATTTTATCTCCATATGTATTTAACATATCTATATAAGGTTGAGGCATTTTAAATTCCATAAGCATTGGCCCAAATGGTGCATGCATATTAGCCTGTATTTTATCTATATCTTCTGACATTTATACTCCTATTAAGTCTGTAAGAGGTACTAGATACCCTCTTGATGTTAATTTATCACCTCCCGGCACAACTCTATAATCTGTACTAACTAATTTTTTTAATCTTGTCAAAGGAATATGTATAGAAAATAAATGTCTATCTCCTTTACTTACTATTTTAAATATCCATGTATCAGATTTACTAGTACGAATACCACTATCTCTACCTCTAGATTGAAACTCTACATACACATTACCTGTTTTATGTGCCATTCTATCTGTTTTTAATTCAAAGTTTTCCATAGACTTCATAACAAGTTTTTCATGTCTCTTGCCATAAGATAAGTCTTTATTAAATTTAGTTACAGAGAAATCACTTTCTTTTAATTTTTTAATATTATCACTCTTATTTTCTTTTATCTGTGTTTCCATCAATGCAACCTATCCTTTTTTAACTTCATTATATCATTAATACTAACTAAAACTTCTTCTTCTGCAGATGTAGGATTTGCCAATGATTCTACTCCTTCATCAAATATAATATCTGGTCTTTCTAATGCCATTTTAACCATTCCATGAGCTATTGTCAAGGCAATACTAAATGCTTGTGTTAAAGGAGCATACTTGGGTTCTATTACACTGCATCCAAATCCCTCATCAGACGGGTATACAGAAATAGTAATCACATTTTTTGTGTCTAGTCCGTTTTCCATTTTATTTTTCCAATTAATTTTAAAAAATGAGTAGCGTCAACTATAGCTAGGGGCTGATGATTATTCATTTTAATTATAGCAACTGGCACATCCGTTACTTTAGCATTGCTTTGTGCTTGAGAAATAATATCATATATACCTTTAAATGTTTCTTTATTTTTACATTCAAAAGAATATGGTATCAATTTTTTAGCAGGGTTGGACAACTTAATGTCCTCCCCTGTTTCCCCCATAATAGCACAACTTACATCATTATCATCTAATGTTTTAAATATAGATAACAATGTATCTCTTACCCAATTTTGCAATCGTCTTCCTTTAGCTTTTCTACTTCGAACTGTGGACATATTCCTCTTTAGGATTAGTTATTTTAGTATACCAAAAATGTTTTGGACTCATTGCTTTTGATTGTTGTTGTGGTAAATATTGTATATTCTCTCCCCAACATGCTTTTTTGTATGGGCAAAATCCACATTCTGTACCAAGAACTTTATTACCTGTTGGCTTACCATTAAATTTTTCTTCTATCTCCTCATATTGTCGTTGAAAAGGTTCGTTATCATTTAATGCTTTTAAATTTTTCTTAGCTTTATCTAAAGCAATTTTAAAATGTTCATCATCATTAATAGGTGTCTCTACAACAGCCCATTCTCCAGATGATTTATCAATAACAATCCACCCACCAAAATCTGAGTCATCTGCTTGTGCATACAAGTATCCTTGTGATACATAACCAAAAGTATCATTTTTTAAAAGAGAATCAAATCCTGCTAAAAATTTATATTTAAAAGAATAAGGGGATGCACTTTTTATATCCCATACTTTGCCTAATATTTTTGCATCATATGTACCATTTATTTTGTCTTCTCCAAACGTATGCGTTACCTTTTTTTGAAACTCATCTATTTTAATACCAGAAGATTTAAGTATTGCTATAGCTAATGCTTCAATTAAATCACCATATAAAAACCTCATCTTACTATTATAAGGTGGGGTTTCTGTTTTTGCACCACTCTTTTCCATTTGTAATTGGCATAAGGGTTTACCAATACTACTCATGCGTGGTTTAAATTCTGTATCTCTTTCCTCCGTAAAATGTTTTTTAAATGCGTCTTTACACGCCTCCCCAAACTCATTTACTATAGTGCTAGAAATAGGAACAGAGGCCTTATTGGCCTCCGTTAAAAATAATTGCACTCTGTTAAGAATAGTAGACACTATGAGGCTAACACCATCTCGGGGTCATCTGCCATTTCATTTATTACTTTTGCAGATGCCACATCACGTTCCTTATTCTTATGAGCATTTTGATATTTGTCAGATATTCTAGAATTTTCTTCTTCTATCAAAGCACTAAACATATCCATATGTTCTAAATCTTTTTTAGTAAAATCAATTTCTTTATTATCTACTGAAACATTAGACACATAATACACATTACTACCTGCCTTTTTACGTTTCGTTGTTAAGTTTAATAAGTGATTTTGCATTAAGCTATCTCTACCTTTGAGACTTTTTAATGCTTCACCTATTGGTGTAAAGTTTGACCCTGTTACACGAAACAATACAGGCATAGCATCAATAGTTGTTGCATCTCCTGTGGCTGTTGTGCCATCCATAGATAACAAACCATATACTAAACGATAACATTTAATATTACGTTGTGCATCTATTTCAGCTTGTGTAAGCTGTTCTTTATCTTTGCCTATAACTTTACCACATCGGACTCCCCCATTAGTATCAATAGGTTCTTCTTTCCATGATTTAAATACAACAGAAGAACATGGATAACTATTGTTATCTGGGTCATACTGCATGTATTGATAAGCATTAATAAAAGGTCTAAATTGTATAGCTTTATCTTTTATACTATAAACTTTAGCCTCTATACCAGAGTCGTATACTGTATATACACCTGCAGATAGTTGATTACCATCATCATCTTCTGCCGCCCTGTTTATTGTTAGACGAGAAAGGTTTCCGGAACTAATTATAGAACCATCATCCTGTCCTGTCATTCGCATTATTTCCTCTTTACTTAAGGATTCAAATGCTTGTAAGTCATTTACCATAGTTTACCTCCAATGGTTAATTTAATTATAATAGTAGCATTTTTAACGAGATTGTCAAGCATAAATTTTAGTTTCTAACCAATTAGAGCCTACCTTTAATTCCACATCAAGTGGCACATTAAAATCAATGTTATACATGTCTTTCATTCGTTGAATAACACCTAAACACCCATTGTTTAGACAGGAAGCGACCACCTGTTCTTCACCGGGAAAGACATCAGCAACTATTGAATCATGCACTGTATTAATAAGTAGGCTCTTGGTTTTATGTTTCTCTAGCAATTCTTGTATACCTATACAAGCTAAAGGAACAATATCAGCAGTAGCAAATCCCTGCACAGGATAATTTTTTATCTGTGTAGAAAAACTTGAACCACCCCATGGCATGCGTTCTGCTTTAGGAAAAGCGTATTGCCTACCTGTAGGTAGTGTTACGACTTTTCGCCGTATTGCTTCATCCTGTAGTTTCTCATGCCAAGCTTTGATATCCGGATACTTTTTTAAAAAAGCCGAATAATATTTCTTTTCATTTTCTGTACCAGACATACCACCATACAAAGGTTTAAATGTATGTGCTTTTGCCTCTTGTCTTGATACACCTATAATATCTGCTGTGTATTGATGTACATCTACACCATTTTTTATATCTTCCATGCCTTGTTTATCTTGTGCAAGGAATACAGCAGTACGAAATTCTAATTGTGCATAGTCTATTTCCATAACTTTACCACCCTCAAACCTAGAACTAATAACCTTACGAATAGGAAATGTATTACCTCTTGGTTGATTTTGAAAGTTAGGATTACGACTTGATAATCTACCTGTTGCTGTTACAGTTTGCATAAAACTAGGATAAAGAAAACCTTTATCTGTTGTGTGCTTTTTAATACCATCAACAAATGTATTTAAGTATACTTCTAATGCACTATACCTTGTAATCTTTTCAACAAATACTTTTAAAAATTGGTCACCTTTTCTTGACATTTTTATTAAAGTGCCTTTATCAGTTTTAAAACCACCCTCTGCTACATCCATAACAGAATCTGGATAAGCAGTAAAACCTGCTTTATCTTTTAAGTCAGCATAAACAAAACCTTGTGCATTACAATCAACACATTTACTTAAATTTTTATATGGCTCTCCATTAACTTTTATTTTCTGAACTACACCACGCCCTTTACATGTTGTGCATTGATGGGCTTTTGTTTTTTGTACAGGTTCTAAATACTTA